ACCACCTGATGTGTAGTTTGTTCCTGAAGCAGAAACTTCGTTAGTTGTATTGAAAGCAGTTGGATCAGAAGCAGACACAGTCTTTGACGATGTGAATAGAGCTAACTTATAAGTAGCACCCCCATCAAAGTCGTGATTGCCTTTGAGCAACTCTTCCTTAAAAACATTTGATATTACGTTTGCCATTTATTTTCTCCTTATGGGTTAATTGATGAAACACCAATTCTTGGAACTCCATCCATATATTCATCTCTTCTTCTTCGCCCCATTTGCTCACCAGCGAATGGCTGTAGAGCTTGTTGATAATATCTTTCATACGTTTGGAGCATGTTATCCGGGCCTTTTAAAAACTTAAAAGCCTCGACTAAGCAGGCATAAAGCAGCATCTGAGGTACGTTTGTACTGACCCAAGTCGTCGTGTTGCTGGACGATAATCCTGTTGGTAGCGCGTTATACGCTAATTCGATAGTATATGCGGCATTCGGTGTTGGAGCAAGAATTATTGTGTCATTGTCCCAGTTTGCATAATACTTCGGAATACCTGTGCTTGTCCTGTCTGGTGCGTACTCACTCATAAAAGTAGTGTCTTTTTTCTCTAAATACCTTCTTTCATTATCTGTCAAACCACCAAGAGACCCAGATGGGCTAAATATGTTAACAGATCTAATAAAACTAAAACTGCTCGGTGTGGCCCCAGGCATACCCACAAAAGCATCTCCAGAGGTCAAACTAGCCGTTTGATATTTTCTAAACACGTCAAGATCTACATCTCTAAATATCCTAAGCTCAGCATGCTCTATAAAATCGTTGACGATAACAGTCGTAAATACGTTACTATCTGTTTCTGTATAATCTCTAATTTGCGTTACAAGTTCTGAATATGTTGTCATGCTACCACTGTTACGGGCCCAGCAAAAGCCTGGCCCCCTCCTCCTGTTAAGTTGCCACTAGTTGCCGTATCCGTAGCAACTGTGAATGTATAACTATTATCATCTACTTTAGTGATTGTATACCCAGCAGATCTAGTAAGATTTGTGGCTGTTATACCATCAAAACTAGAAGCACCATAAAACCTAACTGTATCTGAACTAGAGCGACCGTGATTTGCTTCGGTAACCGTAATTACACTAGTCCCAGAACTAGCCGTTTTAAAAGCGTTTAATTTTAATAAATTTGGAACAGCCGTCTCATCTCTATCCGATCTAGCATTCTGCAAAGCTTGTCTATCGGGTTTATGAACTTTCATTTCTATCTGTGGGTGTTTTGCTTCAAACTCAGACTGGTGAACAAAAGAACCATTCCATTCTTTTACCATTTCTGTGTACGGAAAAGCCATGCCACTTCTGTCTGATATTGCCTTTGCTTTTTTACCTGATGCGAAACTAGACATTTGGATAATACGCCTGTGGTGTTATGTGCGTGCTGGTTGATGAACCATCTTCTGTTAACGCACGGTTAAATTCATCTTCGTAATACAATTTCATTTGTTGTGCCAACTCCGGTCTATATTTTTGTGCAAGATAAAAACTAAGACCTGATGTCATGCACGGAACAAAACGATAAGGAACATCTGCAGCATTAGTAAAGTTGCCTGCATCATCTATTCTTTTTACAAAATATAAATGCATGTCTGCAGAACCAGCACTTGTGTCTGGTGTTGGGTAAACAAAAACTGTAACACGATCAATTAGTCTTTGAACATAATACTGTGTTGGTTGTCCTTTTGATAATTTATTAGACAAACCTGAATACGTTGATCTACTAATTTTTGTCATTGCCACGTCTTGCTGCGTAGTTTGAGTTCTATTCGTTCTAAAAGTAGCCTCCAACACATCATCTATTCCAAATATGGTTGATGCTGTTTGGTTTGTTGTGGCTTGTGCTCTATTACTATCAGACGTATCGTCCGCAGCACTTCTAAAAAAATGATACTCAGTTTGTCCCTCTACGAGGTCAATATTGGTTTCATCTATCTCCCAATAGTGTAATCCTCTATTGCCCCACTCCTGAAACATAATATTAAGAGAACGTCTTGCAGATTTCATTTGATAACCTGTGATATTATCATAACCTATTCTCTGAAAAGATTCCTCTATGATGTCATCAATAGCAAAGGTCTTATCGAACGTTGCTGTTCCTGAAGTAGTATTAGGCATTAGCTACTCCTTAATATATTTTCTTAAATTCTGCTATACAAGTGTACGTGTTACCAGAATCAGCTGCCGCAGCTACAACAAAGTTAACATCACTTTCGTTACTGTTAGATGATTTATCAGCTGGGATACCACCAAATTCTCTAAAGTCCCAGTGGCCTGAGTCTATCAAAGTTATAATTGGAATATCACCGTCTGAGTCTTCTTCATCCAAACGTGCAAAAGCATCGTTGCCATCGCCGTTAGCGCATGTCCACCACACTTGTTGTAGTGATAGGTGAGCTACAGCGTTACCGTCATCGTCAGCTGTTAACGCTGATACATCACCAAATACAGTTGTGCCACCTGTTCCATCAGATTGTACAACTATCTTGATTGTAACTCTTTTGTCGTTTTGTTGTAGGATCGTTGGTCCTGTTACTGTGTCTGCCATGTTCCCTCCTTAATCAAGAAAGTGTGGGCCCGAAGGCCCACATTAATTATTATTGGTCTGCGAATGCAGGTACGTCTGCACCTTCTTGGTAACCCCAAATGTAGTAATTAGTACTATCTTTAGCTAAAATATTAATCTCAAACAAACCAAAGTCTGTAAGAGTTAAGCTAGAGTTAGAGCTTCCGTTAGAATAAACAGATACGTTATCTGCATTAGAATCTAAGTGTACGATACCACCGATAAAGAAATTAGTATTTCCTGGTGTTACAATAATTAGGTTCTCTGCTTCTTCTGCAGCGCCTCCATAGATAAGTTTATAACATTGTCCAGCGACAGGTGCTGGTAAAGTTATAGTTCTATTAGAGCCAAGTGCAGGAACTACAAGTGTTCTACCACTGTGTGTTGCAGCATCAAGAGTTTTGTCTTCATCTCCTAGTGCTACAGGTGCGTCACCCATAGTTATAATTTCAGTAATCACTCCAGTAGAGGAGTTTTTACTAACAGTTTTAACTGTGCTTTCGGATCTTACTGGACCCTGAAAAGTTGTATTAGCCATATTGGTCTCCATTCCGTCAACATAGTCTGAGACGTTGTCTACTGCATGAGTCTATGCCGACTATTTAAAAATTATGCAGTATCTTGAATATAAACTTTTAAGGTGGGGTTTGCAAATAAAAAGGGGCGCCGAAGCGCCCCTAAATTATTATGCTCCTGGTGAGCCAAATACTCCACGCCAGTCAGAGAAGCCGAAGCTGTATCTTTCTCTTGCTTTGTATCTTACGTTACCAGTATCAAAATCACCTTCCATTGCAGTCTTAATAGCTGCTCTTTCGAACATTTTAAGACCGTTAGGAACGTCTGTTTTAATAAAGAATGCGTCTGTATCAGTTAGGAAGTTGTTTACCACGTATCCTTGTGGGATCATTCCTTTAGATGCAATCGCATTTAAATCGTTGTCAGCAGTGCCGACTCTTGCTGGTGATTTCATGATTCTTTCAGCTGTAAATTGTAGCTCAGAAGGAATAATCATTTTTACTCCTCTTGCAGCAATTTTTAAGCCTCTTTCATCAGTGAAAGCAGCAATGTCAATCAAAGCTTGCTCGATTGAAGTTTCAGATAAATCAGCTGATGTGCTCAACTCATTTTTCTGGTCACCTGATTGTGAAGGGTGGTCAGTAGCGAAAAGCTCTTTACCATCTCCACCTGGGAATGAACTACTGAAACCGTTGTTCAATACGTTCGCTCCTTTGATTTGCTTCGTGTTAGCCATAGATCTTGCTAGTGCTTTTGTATAACGAGTTGCAATCGTGTCATATAGGTTATCCTCGATTGCTTCTTCAGTTAGTGCGAAAGCAAGAGCAACTGTCTCGTGTGTGTAACGAGAAGTGAAAGCCTCTTGAGCAGTATCAAAAGTTACTGCAGCGCCTTCAGATTTTACAGCCGCGTTTGCAAATCCAGATAACATTACTTCTTC